ATTTAATCTATAATCAATACAATCTTGAGTTAATAGATTTACGTTTGAAGTATAAACTGTATTTGCCGTATCTACTTCACCAACAATTGCGGTTGCTTTATTACCATTTATGATCTTTAAATAGGTATACGGTGTAGTCTCTGCTGTCTGACCAAGATTACTTTGATCTGGTGTATATCCAAATCCACCATAGTTTACAGTAATACCCGTTATACTACCAGAAGTTACTGTACTAACATAAGCATTGGCGCCATGAGCACTAGGTATATCTTTATTTAATCCGCCATAGATAATAACCGGATCGCCAGGTTCATAACTTTCTCCTCGACCAGTAGCGGCACCCCATATTGTTACGCCGCTGATTTGGCCTACTAATTTAGCCCTTAATACTTCTGCGCCGGTTGTAGTAGACGAAACAATTTTACCGTTTAAAAAATAAACATCTTGATTTTTACCATCAACAACACGGCAATATTCACCCGAATTAAATAGTCTTTCTATATCAGATATGAATACTTCTGTTTTAATATTTGATTGTACTGTTGTCTGTATCGTAGCAATAGTTTGTGAAGTCTCGCCAAAAATTCTTAGACCAGCAATAGAAACACTAAGAAAATTAATATCATTACTCAATAAACTAAGACTTTGTGGTACATACCAAGTGCCTGATGATGCCTTTAGTATCGCATCTGACGTATTAAAGAAATCAACATCAGTATCATATAATACTCTGAATAAAAATTTATATGATGACGGTGTACCTTTACTCTGATATAATTGTCTAGCTAATTTAATTACCTCTACTGGATTAGCCAGTATTTCTTGAGGGAAATTAGGTAAAAATTCATTTTTAAAGTAACCTATAAACTGATCAACTAAATCATTTGTTCCACTAGAAGCTACATTGGCAGCATAAAGTGAATCAATATCTCTATAAGTTAAAAGATTTTTGGCAACATCAGTAACATTGTTTGTCTGTTCCATCCATTCATAATACGCCTGTATGAACAGCGTAAAATTCTTATATGAAGGATCTTCCTGAATAAAATCAGGAAGCTGAAAAGGAACTAGTACCGAAGTTTTAGTATTATTGGGTATCATTTACTAATTCATCTTTGCTATTACATTAACGGTAACATCTGTTGGATCAAATGGATCTACTGTAAGAATGCCATTATATGTAGATGATATAATTGTTGTTTGTGGTGTTGCTGTAATTGTTAACTGACCTAATGGATTATTTGGAATAGAAATTGGATTAAAAGAACTTAATTTAATTATACCATTAACATAATCAATTGTTCCCGCATTAGCATTTAATACTGTCTTTATACCATTAACATTATAAACAGTTCTTAATGTTCCGTATTGCCCTTGAATATTTACCGAGACAGCACCCAAAGCACCTGTTGTATCATTCGTTTGTGGTGTAACGATTGCAATTGCGCTGGTGTATCCTGTACCTGCATTAGTTACTGCAATAGAAATAATAGAACCATTAATTATTGTGGCTACTGCCGTTGCACCTGTACCATCACCTTGTATTGTTATTGTTGGAGCATATTGATAACTATACCCTGGATTTAAAATAGTTAAAGAATCAATACCATTTGTTTGAGTAGGAACTTCTTCTATATTCACATCATTAATTATATATGATGGATTATTAGGATCTTGAAACTGCATTGAAGGATAACTAGAAACACTACTAGAGAATATACCTCTATTTAATGGTGTATTATAATTTAAAGTATAGTTTGTCGCCACATAAAATTTTGGCAAGAATTTCTTACTTAATTTAATACTAGATTCGCTAGTGATAACTGAATTGTCATATGTTTGTATAGTATTTAATAAATCAAATGTACTAAATGTAGAATTAAAAGTATTTAAAGAATTTGATGAAAAATTATATATCGCATTACTTATACCAGTTTGTAATGTTGCGGCGCTTCGTGTTGTCTTTGTTGGATTATACAACACATTAGTACTAATATTGATATATGTGTAGTCTGGATCAACAATGGTGGGCGATACTGTTAACACACTAATTGGTTTTATAATCTGAGAAATGATTTGTTGTTTTTGAGTAGTAGTTAAGTTGTATGAACCAGTAGGTTTCAGTGATATGAATACCTGGCCAAATACTGGTGTTGCCAACTCTTCACCTCCCCATACATTTACTGCATCAAAACCAAACCCTAGAGTATTTTGCTGAATTGCTGTAATGTAATCGTTTTTTGTAACAGCACGACCTTGAGCTGAGAATGATTTAGGTGCTTGAAATTTAATAGAATCAATACCTTCTTTACCCGCTCCATTTGTGGCTGGAGTTTGTGGAGTAATAATAACATTACTTAAACCTGCAATAGTATCCATCAGTACAAAATTATTAGCACCTTGAGCCGCAGTACCTTGTGTAGAAATATATGACACATTAATAATATTGCCATCAAGTAATTGTTGACCTAATATGCCGTTACCAAAATATACTTGATAATTACCACTAACAGATTCTTGTAAGAAATAAACAGGATCTAGGCCTGTTAGTGTTAAATAACTAGAAGCTGGTTGAAATACAGTAAAGGATGTATTAGAAGAAGATACTTGAACAGCAACTTGTATACTGGTTGTATCAATATTAGCATCTGGTATTTCAAAAATATAATTAGGATTACTTGTACTGTTTACAGTAAAAGCATATATTGATGGTACACCTTGTTTTAATAAAATAACATTTTCATTATTAAATGTAACTGTACCGCTGTTTGCGTTGACAGTATATGAATCTCCCGTAACAAAATTATAGTTTACTCCACCAATAGCTTCACTCATAAAATTAGTAAATTTTGGTATAGTTACTGATGAATTTGTTGTTGTTCCTATCAAATTAATGGTGGCTGTAGGAGCAATTGCTGATTTTGGTGTGTAATTCAACAATTTGGCTAAAGAAACTACTGAACCTCTTTGAATGGCTGAGTCTAAGAACATCTCATTAGCTACCATATTCAAATAATAAGCATTATACTGTGTATTATAAGATAAAATATCTAATAAAGTAGATAATGTAGAGCCGGTGAAGTTATAATCTTTAAATACTGTCTGAGATTGTAAATAAGTTATAAAATTATTCTTGATACTAGCGAAATCTAGATCAGATACTTGGATATTAGTGTTTGATGATGCCATTATCTGGACCTTTGAAGAAGTAGAATGACTGTTGTTGTACTAGTATTGTTTCCAATATAAAATGTTAGATTTATATTATAGGTACTTTCATCAGTTGAAGGTGTAACATCAATACTAGTTACTTGTACTCTTGGTTCATAGTTATCAAGAACGTTTTGTATATCATCTTGTATCAAACCAGCCGTTAAGTTATTAGCTGGTTCAAATAATAATTTATCTAAATTAGAACCTACATTAGGTTGAAATGGTCTTTCATAGAAATTAGTTAATAATAGGTTTCTAACCGAGCGAATCACCGCCTGGTCATCGTAACTAAGAGCCACATCTTTAGTAACGGGTAACTTACTAAAGGTTAAGTCTAAGTCTGAATATATGTGTTGTAAAGTTGCCATGTCTTATTTATTACGCTCGGAAGTAAATGCACTTTTTAAATTCTAGGTTTGCGCCGGAATTATTTTTAGGCCGGAATGAAATTTTCGAAATTTTAATTAGGTTTTGAAGTATTGCCACCTCCAGCAGGAGCTGAATGTATATGGTTATCAAGACTAATACCTGCGCCCACTACATCTCCTCCATATATACCAGTACCAGTTACTGTCAAATTCTGATGTCCAACAAAATCCAACTCAGCTTGAATATTTTTAGCCGATGATATATTTCCTTGATTTATTATATTACCTGTTGTCGATAAATCACCTACTTGATTGATAGGACCAACTAAATTAAAATCTTGTGCTTGAGCTGTAAACATACCACCAATACTCATATTCATATTACCACCAATCTTCCAATTAACATCTCCATCTACTTGTAACTGCGCATTACCCTGTACATACACTTTACAGTCTCCTTGTACAGTCACCGTGGCCTTACCCATAATGTAAATACTATTATCTTTCATTATGATTTGGTAATTATCATTATAAATTTTTTCTGTTTTGGAACCATCTGGACCAATTTCAATATATGTACCTGTTCTATGTGCTAGACTAACTCGTTCAGCGCCTGGAGTATCATCCAATTCAAATACATGACCGGATTCAGTTGATTTAGCATTATTGTATGGGTATTTTGGTGCAAAAGGTGTTACAGGTTCACTAAACGAATTGTTAGGATTAACAACCTGTTCTAATTGATTTGCCGCGGCCGCATAAACTGTTTTGTTAGCCTGAACATCAGCCAACACGGCTAATTGTGATGTTGCTGCCTGTATTTGTTTTTGTAATTCAAATAATAGTGAGGTATCTGCCATTATAAACCTAATAATTTTTTAAGTTGTGTTTCTAAAGAACTTAATTCTGTCTTTAGTGTTTCTGCCATCGTATTTACTTCATTTAGTGGTATAGATAAACCAGCAGAACTGATTATAGGCACATTATTTGCATTCATCACAACAGGATATGTTGTTTTTATAGAACCTGAAGATAATGATGATAATTTTGAAGATATTTTATCAGCAATAGAATTAGCATTACTTTTTAATGAATCTAAACTGGCTGAGGCTGCAAATTGTGTATTTGCTAACGCTGATGCGGCCGAGGCTTGTGCTTCAGCCAATTGACTTTGTATTACAGCTTGAGCTTTGGCTATATCAGATGAAGATGGTGTAGGAATTTTAACATTCGTCAGTGATGATAATGCCGAACTAGCAGAACTTAAAGCTGAATTTAAACTAGGAGTTATTCCAGCTAATGCGTTAGATAATGAACTTACATTTGGTACTAAAGATTTTAAATTAGGTATAATACCAGTTAATGCTTCTTGAGCACCGGCCGCGGCTCCGGCAATTGCTGTTGCTAAATTCGTATTAGTTGGTCCAGGAATATCTTTAACGACATCTTCTAATCTTTGA